AAAAAATTTGGATCATACCATGCTTTCACAAATGTGTACACAAAAGGTTACGGGTAAAGTGATGTGTGATGCGATGGAGCGGGCTCTTATAGTAGCCGGGGCAAATTTTGTATTCGGTGTGGAGTTAAAAGATGTCGAGTACGGTGAAGACGCATTCGTGGCAACATTCACAGACGAAAAGATTATCGATGATGGAATGCTCTTTTTGTGTCTCGATAATAGCCCAGCCTTGAATTTTTTGGGTGATAACTGGGGACCGGATGCACTCAAGAAGGTTCAAGGAAGTACATATGGAGCTATCAACGTATTATTAGATTACGATGAACCAGTTGAATTAAAAACAGACCTCGAAATAGCAACTGAAACTCGATGGAATTTACAACCCAAGGTCTTATACGGCACCAATACAATTTCATGTGTCATATGTGACCTTAACGAAGAAGTATTAGGTTCAGACCCAGATGTTATAAAATATGAAGTCCTAAAACAACTCGGCTTACCGGAACCTCTCGATATACGAATCGGTTGGGGGGCCGATTGGGAGATGGAAGAAAAGAAGTGGTCATTTTCACAATCATCCGGTGTTCTCAGTCTTCATGGACAACTTCCATTCTTTGGTAAATGTTCTAAAGTTGCGATGTGTGGTATGATGTCCCCTCGTGAAACACCTTATTCGAGTATTGAGTCGGGTGTGGAAGTATCCCGACTTTTAAGTCATAGATGTTTTGGTACACGACGACCACTCAAACCTTTACTTCTCACACAAGTTTTACTACTTATTTTAGTTTTACTTATAGTTTTAGTTTTAGTATACCGTAACAGAAATAGATGAAGTTTGTCGCTACAATTCATGAACCTATGTTTGATTTCAATGATAAAAAGTATATCCGTTATATAATTCCTGCAAAAGTATCGGAAATTATAGAACGAATGCATATAAATAAATGGAAATTACTCATGAATGAAAATATAGATAACCCCATCGATGGAAATATTCTAACAGTCAAGGTACCATTCCGTTATAGGAGAGTAATGTGTAACGTCGGGGGACGTCCTATTCAGTCTCTAATAAGGGGTGACGAAGTTGAAGTTGAAGTAGACTTCAAGGGTGTATGGAATGTTGGTAATCACTCGGGGTTTTCTTGGATACTCTCGAGTTCCTTTACTTCTTGAGTGGCATCGGGATCATTGGGGAGATCGATGGTTTTGAGACCACCTTTCTTAAAATTCATAAACGTGTTAAGTACACCCTGGAGACGAAAAACCTCTTGGGTTAACTGTTCGATGTTCATTTGAACTTGTTTAATATTTTCATCAATATCTACAGTAGGCATTTTACTCAATTAAAGTTTATCACCTTTAACTAAGTAATTCATGACGGTTCTCACTAGGACCGGATACCTGATAGACACAGGTCCAATCCAAGAAATTAAAAAAGAATTAACGGTAAGACCCATCGTAAATGGAGACTTTGGATTTCCTCCGCCGCCTTTCAAAGTTTTCAAACCAGCTAAGAATGGAATCTGCGTTCCCAGATTCTATGGAACCTCTAAACTTGGGGAGCCTACACTCGACAAACGGCCAGAACCAACTAAAATCAATACCCGATTTTCAGGACAACTTCGTGATGCTACACACCAAAATGAAGCATTCGGAGCAGCTATTAAAGCGGGGCACGGCGTCCTTTCTTTACCATGTGGCTATGGCAAAACGACGGTATCCCTGGCCATAGCGTCTAAACTTGGGTATCGCACGATGATTATAGTACATAAACAGTTTCTAGCGGACCAGTGGCGAGAACGTATTAAGCAGTTTTGTCCGGGTGCTACAATTGGTGTCGTACAACAAAATAAAAAAGAAGTCGATTGTGATTTTATCATCGCCATGCTTCAATCCCTTTCATTGAAAGAGTATTCATTTTCAGATTTTGAAAGTATAGGAACTGTCATAGTAGACGAGGCACACCACATATGTGCAAAGGTTTTCAGTCAGTCCCTGTTTAAACTATGTCCTCGTCATATTTACGGTCTTTCGGCGACACCTGAACGAAAAGATGGTCTCACAAAGGTTCTTCACTGGTTCATGGGACCTACCTTTTTTGCTGTAGAACGTAAAAATCAGGAACAGGTGGAAGTATTCCCGGTTACGTTTGATTCACCAAATTATAGAAACCCACCACCATCTATGCGAAACGGAAAGATTTCGATGCCCAACATGATCACAGAACTCGTCGAAGATCGCAACAGAAATAGGATGTTAGTGGAATTGGTGAAAAAAGCTTCGAGTGGTAGTAGACAACTACTCGTTCTCAGTGATCGTCGTTTTCATTGTGAATTTCTCCACCAGTGCTTTCCAAAGACGTCTGGACTCTATATGGGTGGTATGAAAGAAGCCCAACTTTTGGAATCTTCAAAGAAGAAGATTATTTTTGCAACCTTCAGTCAGGCTCATGAAGGTCTTGACATTCCAACACTCGATACTGTTATTTTAGCGAGTCCTAAATCTGATATTACACAGAGTATTGGACGAATTATGCGAGAAACGAAGGGAAAGAAGAATGAACCACATATTTATGATGTTCATGATCCATGGTCGGTCTTCACAGCTATGTATTACAAACGAATGAAAGTATATCGTCAAGGTGGTTTCAAAATACATGGAAATCACGTTGGAGAGATTAAGAACGAATTCCCTCAGGGAAAGTGTCTGTTTTTATAATCTGACCTTCTATTAAATGTCGGGTGCATTAATACAACTAGTCTCTAAAGGGGTTCAAGATGTGTATCTTACGAGTGACGAGGGACATTCATTCTTTCGTATGAAATTTACGAGGCACACAAACTTTTCCCAAGCTCCAAAGTTTATTAAAACTGTTCACTCTAATGACACATCCGTCACGATCCCTGTTTTGGGAGATGTTATCAATGGACTTTGGTTTGAATCAAGTGATACGAGTAATGCCAATATAGCATCCAATTTGTTTCACAATTCTACACTTGATTTATATGTGGGTGGCCAAAAGGTGGATTCTCAACACTATGATTACTTCGCTGAGATATGGCCGAATTATTTAGCCGATACATACAACAAATCTCAGGAACTCAACAATAAAGCTTCGACATCAAACCAGACGTTCGTACCGTTACACTTCTTTTTCTGTGATCATAAAGCCTTTTTACCTTTGATAGCGTTACAACATCACCAGGTTGAAATAAAAATTAATTTTGATGAAACAGCCGTCGCAAATTGCAACGCAAATGAAAAGAAAGCTGAATTTTACGGTAACTACGTGTACCTGGATAAAGAAGAACGAGAATCCTTGATAAGTCGAACACTAGATTTTGTCGTGACACAAACACAAAAAATAGAATTACCTCTCGAAAGTGTTACAGATAATACAACACAATCAGGTGGGTACAATACACTTGATATTTCGTCGTTTAATCATCCAGTTAAGTCTCTCTTTTTTGGATATGGGTGTTCTACTTCAAATTTCGCGGGTGACCGTTTCTCATTCATTAATGCAGATTTATTCATTAATGGTATTTCATTCCTCGAAAACATGTCTCCAACATATTTCCACACAGTACAAAATTATTACAAGTCAAATTACGGACAAACTGAATTTGATATAGATAGTCATACAGGTGTGTACACACGCTATTTTGTGTATCATTTCTGTCTCAACGCATCTGATTACAATCCAAGTGGTTCATGTAATTTTAGTCGTCTCGATAACGCGAAACTTATCCTCCGTGGGGTCGAAAAGGGTGAATTAAGACCATCAAATCAAGATGTGTATGTGTATGCCGTAAATTACAATGTGCTCAGGATTAAGGACGGTTTAGCCGGAATTTTATTCGGCAACTAATGTATAAATGGGAAAGCTTGTACGTGCTGGTCAAATTTTTGTAACCAGTCTAGATGCAACACCCAGAGAGTCCGATGTTTTAACTGGACTTGCGAGTATTGATGCTGGTGAGATCACAGCAGATGAAATTCAAGTAGCGAATTTGAAGATTACTGGTGAGTTGACATCTACGTCCGATACAACTCAATTTGCGGGTACTACAAATGTAAATCGTCTCACGGCCACCCAGGTTGGTATAGGCACAGATAACCCAATTAACGATCTTCAAATTGGTACTAATAGTTTAATTGTTAATCGAACTGTTCAGAACTTGGTAACTGTGCAGGGTAACGTGGTGAGTACAAACGTATTCGCGACCGATACTTTCAAGACGACAAACGATAAATTCTTGGTTGATGCCACAGCTTCTAACGTATTAACAATTGATGGCAACACAGCGTCTACCAATTCTACGATAACTAAACAATTGACAGTTGGTACGGGTGTTACCGCGGGTACTGATTCCAACGTAGCCGTTTTTGAAAATGGTAATGTCGTTGTTCGTGACGGATTTTTACGGGTATTTGGAAATGTTGATATCAGCGGTAATTTAGCTATTACCGAAATTCCGTCGTACACGAGTGTTGACAATCTTGTCGTGTCAAACGCTGTCATACAAATGGGTAAGGGTAACAACGGGACATATGATATGGCTGTACTCATGAGAGATGGTGCCCCGGATACTGGTAATGTATTCTTGGGGTATACACACTCCGACGACCAGTTTAAACTTTCTAGAACGTACGGTACTCCCGAAGATGCAAACTTTACCATGGATTCAGCAAATACCGTTAATCTTCATGTATTTGGTGATGTGTACACACAAAACAACGTAGGTATTGCAAATACATCACCAGCATTTTCCCTTTCCGTGGGTTCTAATGTGTATATCAATGATGTGGCATCATCCTCGGCTAATGTTCTACATGCGAATGGATATGGTTTCTTCGAGGGTTTGAGAATTGGTGATGACGGGCTGACGGTGGGTAGCCTGATTACTCTTGATGCCGATGCAGCTATACCTATGGTAGTAGCGTCAAAGATTCAATCACATGCTATTCAAACGACTGGTGCGACCCCGTCGGGTATAGCGAATACCAATTCTACAAATATGTTGTCGATCGGTGATAAAATATTTATTAACGCAGATTCTGCTAACCTTATCACGGTGCTCGGTAATACAGCGACTGGTCGTCTCATCACACAATCAATTTTGGTTCAGGATTTTATCGAAGTAGAGGGTGAATCTGGTATTTCGTCTGCAGCGAATGTTATTATTCATGGTGACATCTCGGGTGAAGATTCAACCGCGAATACTGTGAGTTTTCGGTGTGGACCACTGACGTCAAATATAAGTGCGATTGAAATCAAGGGTGCGAAAACATCCGCGAATAGTCAAACCATCGTATTCAAGACTCGAAATACGGAAAGAATGCGGGTAGCTTCAGACGGCAAAGTGGGTTTATCCAATACCGAACCGAGTGAACTTTTAACTCTCGGTGGAAATTTAAAACTTAATGGAAGTAATGTAGGTATTTTTGGTGACGATACAAAATATCTAAAAACTTTCACTGATATCACCGGTAGTCAGACAAAAATACAAACGCGTGTGGGAAGTGGAAAGGGTCTGAACTTTTATGCGAGTACCACGGATACTATGGGAACGCCGAAATTAACCATATTAGAATCGAGTAATGTTGGTGTGAACACTATAAATCCAGAAGGTCTTTTACATACGAACGGCGGAACGGTGTTTATAAATAACCAAGTCGCTAATAGAGGAACTACGAGTCATCTTGATACACCCTTAGTAGTATCCAATACAACTGCAATTGTGGGTACTTCGGATTTTAAGAATGTCCTCCAATTGACTCGAGAAGGTGGTACAAGTGGTCAACATGGTGTGAGGAGTATATTTAAGATGGGGAAACATGGAAGTGGTAGTGGTACGTCATATTCTCAATTGAATTTATCGTTAGCGAGTGATGATTATGACACGGAGAATCATGTCATGACGTGGCGAAGTAATAAGCGAGTTGGTATTGGTACCACCACACCCACGGCTCATTTAGAGATTTTGACTACAGGTATAGGAAATTTCAACACCAACGGTCTACTCGTTCACAATATTGAAGGTACTCCAGGTGATGCGATTATGGCTGCGATAACGAGTAGTCTCAATTCAAACGCTTTCGCTTCTTTTGTACAAACTGATGGAAACTCTACGTCGGCTATTGACGGTGCTCAGGGTTATTCTATGGGTGTAACGGGTGGTTCAACCGCCGATTTCAGGCTTACCAGGAATCCAAACGTGATTAACGAGTCTTCGACGTGTAGAATTTTTATTAGTGGTTCCACGGGAAATATGGGCATCGGTACAGACGCACCCCGTGACAAGCTTGAAATTAATGGTGATCTTGTATTAGATTCTAAAATAACATTTGGAGGTCTTATTGGTGATGAATTTGGTAACACTATTATCAAAGAGCAGTTTTATAACGCTTCACTTGGTAAGTCTGAGTTACTATTATTTAAGGGTAATGAAAGAACTGGTTTCGGTCCGGATAGAATTCGTTCGGTCGCCGCCGAACACATATTCGAGACATATCCCAATGTTTCTGGTTTAGACACACAAGAGAGGCGTGATAACATAATCGCGGATAATGCGTCCAGTGTTGGTGTTAAGAGTTTAGTGATTACACCTTCGGGTCGTGTTCTCATAGGAAGAAGTAGTGAACAGGGTTTAGGTACCGATGTTAAATTTTTCTGTGATGGTGGTTTTGCTTTCCCTGCGGGTGAGAAGATTAAAACTGGTAAGATGAATATGTATTCAAGTTTATCCGATGGAAATATAGACACGGAAAATACAGCTAACTTAATCATAAATAACCATATTACTGCAACAGATACATATAAAGAAAATGTAAGAATAACGTCCGAAGGTCTGGTTGGTTTTGGAACAACTGTTCCCGAATCAAATGTTCACATTTATTCCGATGCGACCGGTGATATAGATATACTCAAACTCCAAAATCCAGGTACAAATAACAAGGTTGGATTAACACTAAACACGAATGATAATTACGGTGGGTATGTGAGGGGTTTTAGTGACTCCACCCATTCCGTACATGGTACGGTGATAGGTGCTGTGAACAATGGTGCCGAAGGTGATGGTATACACATCATACACACATCGAATGTGGGTGTGGGTACAGTAAATCCAAGTGAGCAT